ATGAGTTCTTATCTATTTCACACATCTCCTGTGCTTCTTTTATCGCTTCTGTGAAGCGTAAACGAAGTCTCAGATTCTCCGTGACTGGTTTCACCTCTGAGATACTTGGTCGCTGGTAGATACCTTCGAGGACATTCTTACGAGTCTTTGCCAGTTTTATCTTGTAAAGACTATTTTCGGAGAAGGTTGCTACACATTTCATACTTTATGAGGGTATTAAAGTTTTAAGTTTATAATTAGATATAAGATGTCTTCTTATAACGTTGAAGCCTGCAACTTCAAGTACCGCGTCTCTGCTCTCGAGAAGGTTGTCGATGGTGACACCATTGATGTGGCTATCGACCTCGGTTTCGATGTCTGCACAAAGCAGCGCGTTCGTTTGCTAGGAATTGACACCCCAGAGTCTCGTACCTCCGATAAGGAGGAGAAGAGGTTTGGTCTTCTCTCCAAGAAGAAGCTGAAGGAGTGGTGCCTAAAGGCGGTTGCATCTGAGAAGGATGATGTAGAAATCGAACTCAGATGCCCGGAGGCTGACTCTAGGGGTAAGTTTGGCCGCGTTCTCGCAGAGGTTTGGGTGTGCGAAGATGGTATTTGGACCAATGTGAACAAGTGGCTCTGCGATGAGGGATTTGCGGTACCCTACGGTGCCGAGAATAAGGCTCTCGTCCAAGACCTTCACATGGCAAACCGTAAGAAACTCATCGAACGCGGTGATATTCAGGCATAAGGATATTTGTGCACCCATAAATTACAAACCCATTTCTCCCCGGACTTTACAGGTTGCCCACCATGTAAAGCATCGGACGTATCGAATCCATAGTTATCCAATGTATGGAAGAATAGCGCATCACCAGTTTTGAGTTTATATTTTTCTTTTATAACTGGAAAAGCTGTTTCACCCCCTTCATAATCATCATTGAGTGCTATAATAAAAGTATACAACCTCTTATTTTTGTCTTGATAGAATACATCTTGGTGAGGATTATAGTATCCACCCTCACTGTACCGTAGAACTTGAAGATCTTCACAATTTTCGATGGGTCTATCTATACGACTGACACAACGTTCTACTACGCTTTTAACAATAG